TTTTCACTCTCTCACGAGAGACTATAAAATAGCATGAGGATGTAAAAAGTCAGTTAAGAACTCGGATTTCGATTTCAATTTTCAATACATGCATGCAGTGGAGAGGCATAAAGTGAGCAAAACGCAGTCGAGAAGCAGGAAAACAAAAGGGGTAGCCCCCGAATGCGTGCGGGGCGTTTATTTTTACTACTTCTCACTCGCTATTTTTTGTGACATCAGTGTGACATCTATGTGACATGTTTTGTGACGTTTGTGACATTTATGTGACGCCAAATTTTTTTCTGGGGGTAAAACAGTGTGACATTTGTGTGACATTTAGGCTTGCAATCTATATTTTTTTGGGTATAAAAAGAGTGTGACACATGTCACATTTTAGAATTTAATAGTATTAAAATGGAGATGGGGTTTAGGACGCAGGGGGAACTGTTAGAGTATTTGGGGAAATGCAATGACAGGAACTTAATCAAGAGGATGGAGAAGCGTGGAGAGGTAAGGAGATGAGAGTGAGTATATTATTTGGAGGTTAAGGACGAGGAGAAGCCCGACTTAAAGTTTATTAGTAGGGTCATGGGGGAGAAAGTTTTGGACCATGGGGAGATTAATAGGCTAAATGAGGAAATAGAATGATTGAAGTCGGATTTAGACTTTCAGATTTCTGAGAATGGAAAATTGGAGGCGAAAGTGAAGAGGTACCAAGAAGCTATAAGGAATAGTTACTATTATATTAACAATGTATTGAAGAGAAAGATTGATTGGCCTACTTATAAGGCAACGATTAAGCTGGAGGGAGACCTTCCTTGAGAAGACAATCAATAATTTTATTTATTATAAGTTATAGGAATGAAATTTTTAACAGACAAATCTTCGTGATGGGACAGTAATTATGGGGAAGTAGAGATTAAAACATTAGAAGAGTTATTAGAGTATATTAAGAAAACAAAGAGATGTATGGTTGTAATATACCATAATTCTGAAGATTATTGGGTAGAAGAAGCAAGAGACAAGTGGGTTATAGAGGATTACGACGATTATAGGGAGTAATTATAAATCAACTTATAATTTGCACTTGAAATTGTAAAAATTTCTCTTAATTAGTAATTGACTGTAAAGAAAACTCTGTATGAGGTCACGTTTCTCTGTGATTTACTTACAGAGTTTTTTCTTAATGAAGGACAAGTATAGTATTACTAAAAAATGGGAGTTTAAAATCAGTGAAATGAAAAAGAAGACTGATTTAAAATACACTATTTTATTGTCTAAGAAGAAGCAGAGGGTTGAAGCTAATTGGGAATGGGAAGTCCAGAAGATGGAGAGGAAGAAGAACTCTGAGATTAAGAAGAAGGAGGAACAATACATTAGGAAAATGAATAACGAGATTAGGGAATTTGAGTGAAAGCCAAAGAGAGAATATAAATCTGATGCACCTAAAATTAAGCCACTTCAGTTTGCTATGAGTATAGCACAGGAGAACGCTAAGCTAAGGGACACAGACAAGGATGGAAAGTGAAGGTGTATTAGTTGTAATAAGATGTGTGAATGGGGAGAGTTAGCTTGAGGGCATAGGTATTCCAGAAGGTTTATAACTATGTGTCTTGAGAAAGAGAATATAAATGCACAGTGTCACACATGTAACTTTACTACATGACCTAGAGGGGATGTAGTAGCGAAAGAGAGAACCAATGCTAAATATGACGAAAACCTAAATAAAAAATTCTGACCATGAACGAGCGACAAGCTAAGTAAGATGGTACAGGATTATTTTCACGGCACAGCGGAGAAATACGATTTAGAAATGGTAATACCACAGCTCATAGAAGAGAACGAGAAGTTGTGGGCTACAAAAAGTTTTTATGCCCCTGCAAAGAAGTGGCATAATATATGGACTAAGTACCGTAATAGGGCTTAGTTTTTATTTTCTAATTCTATTAGGATGGACTACATCAACATGTACGGAAGCATTAGACGCTGTTGGGAGGTACACAAGAAGGTTATGCACAGAGAGCATCAGCCTGCTGTTACTTACTCTACATTCAGGGCGAGGGTAAGAGATTTACATTGGGATGTATACAAAGCTATTCATACTCCTGCTGTTATAGAGAAGAGGGACAAGAATAGGAGATGGAAGGCTAAGCTACACAAAGTAGCATTCAGAATTAAACGATTTTTTAGAAAGTTATTCAACTTATGATGGGAGAAGCACAGGATTGACAAGAGGTAAAAGGATTAGCACTCAGTAAAGTAAAATCTGTAGAGGAGATGTTACCTAAACCTGCTGAGAACCAATTAAACAAACCTAATCCAAAAATCTGAGAGACAGAATATAGGATTATAGAGGAAACGTTAATGATGGATTGAACCATAGAACAGTGATGTATGCTAGCGGGAATAAGTCTTCAGTCTTATTATAAACATAAAGAGAAGAACCCAGACTTTGCTAGGAGGATGGAGATTGCTAGACAGTTCCCGAAGATGGTAGCAAGAGCTGCTATACAGAAAAGGATTAGACAGTGAGACGCTAAGGTAGCGTTAGATTACTTAAAACTCAGAGACAGATTTTATAAAGAGGACGCTAAGGAGGAAATAGAGACAAACAAAGCACCAGTAGTGCAATTTATTTCAGTTGCTAGCAATGAATGAAATACAACCAACCCTGACACTCAGAAGAATATAAAGCAAGGGTCTGCCTGACAATGATTTGCGAGTTCCTGAGAAGCAGAGAAGATGACACCACGGGAGAACGAGGAACAAGCACTAAGGAACATAGACTTGTTGAGTTTCAACAACGAGTAGGTGCCAAGATTACTCCAGACGACTTGGTAGACACTAAAATCCTAAGCCAAAAACCCGCTTCAATTAGGCAGAGAAAACGGAGGCAGTGACTGAAGGAGAAGAAAGACTACGAGAACCTATTAAAGGAACTCAAGGAAAACGCAAAGAGAAAACAATAAAAAATTTTATTTTTGTAGACATCCATAATATAATGCAAGACGTAGAGATTAAACTAACGCAAAATCAGCAGAAGGCATTTGACGTCTTGTTGGATGACTACCACACTGCTGTAGGGTATGGAGGATGAGCGTGAGGAGGTAAGACTTACTTATGAATAATCTGGTTATGGAGAATGTGTAACCAATACCCGTGAGTTAGGTACGCTCTAGTTCGTGACACTATTAAGAATATTAAGCAGACTTCAGTTATTTCCTTAGAGAAATTCTACAGGGACTACAACATACCAGAAGGCATGAGAGGTAGACTTAATAATGTCTCAAACGTAATAACCTTTCCTAACTGAAGCCAAATCCTTCTAAGGGAATGATGTTATTTACCACAGGACCCATTATATAACAGGTTCTGAAGTCTGGAACTTACTGGTGCTTTCGTGGAAGAGAGTGCCGAATGTCCGTTGGAGTGAATAGAAATCCTACAGACGAGAGTTTGAAGGTTCAAGAATGAGGAGTATGGAATACTCTGAAAGGTGTTAGAAACATTTAACCCTAATCCGTGACATGTTTACGAGAGGTACTACTTGAAGAGACATAAGGATGGGGACAGAGCTGTGTTCATACCTTCGTTAGTGTACTCTAATAACTTCATAGACAAAGGTTACATCCAGAACCTAGAGAGAGCTAGTGAGAAGACGAAACAGAGACTGTTATATGGAAGATGGGACTTTGATGACAATACGTGGTTATTATTTAAACAGTGAGACATCGACAGACTTAAAGAGAACGACAGCCACGGAGACCAATACTTCCTAATCTGTGACGTAGCCAGATTTGGAAAGGACACAACGAGAATTAGTCTACGGAGAGGAAATACTTGGATTAGAGTGTTTACTTATGCCAAGAGTTCAGTAGAGGACGTGAAGACCACAATTAAGCTAATTCAGAACCAGTATGAGATTGAGCCTAGGAACATAATAATAGATGCCGATTGAGTATGAGGATGAGTAGTAGATGGTATTCAGTACAGTACAGGATTTGTGAACAATTCTAAGCCAATAGAGACTGCTGCTAAGAGTAATTATGCTAATTTAAAGTCTCAATGTGCCTTCTTACTTCAGGAGAAGGTTCAGAACGGGGAAATTGCTATTAAACGAGAGCATTTAGATGCGGAGAAGGACTGGGAAATATTGGTTCAAGAAATGATGAACGTGTATATAGACGAGAAGAGTATAGATGGTAAGACTAGAATAGAGAGTAAGGACAAGATGAAGGCGAGAATATGAAGAAGTCCAGACTTGTTGGACACAATGATTATGAGAATGTACCCATATTTAAGGTACTTCGACGACGACATCAGTGCTTATTTAACTTCAATAGTTAGGTAGATGGTAAAACTAACAGAGGAACTAAGACAGAAAATATTATGAGAGTACAGGCACGGTTATGAAGCTAATCGTTCTAAGAACTCTCTTTTTATGTCTCAGAAGGACATATATTCAACTAAAAGGAACGACGAGTTATTAAGAAGTCAGATTTTCTGGTCTGTTTCAAGGACAATGCAAGCTACTTGTATTATTAACGAACCAGACGTTTCTTGGGAAGACGAGAATGTATTATACCAAATGGAAGCAAGAAACTTCACAGACATGTATAAGACAGACTACGTTAATGAAAATTGGGCTTTTGACAGGTATATGTGATTAGAAGACGTTTGTAAATACTGAAAGGCGGTCTTTCTTTTTAGTGGGTATGACGACAAGAAGAATGTTCCAACAATCCAGAGAATAGACCCTAGATTTGTTTACCCTTATAATGATGGTTCACTTCTAGTAAAGGACTACCCTTTCTTTGGGTTCGACAGAGTTATAACATACAAACAGTTAGAGGAATTGCCAGTAAGTGCTAATAAAGACTTCAAGGAACAGATTATGTGAAACTATGACACTTACTTAAACGGATTAGAGACAGAGGATGCCTTCCTTAGAAACATTTGTACTTGTTATAATGCTACTACGGGACATTACACAATCCACTACCATTATACTTATATATATGATGAGGACACTAAGGAGAATAAGTTGTACTTAGTATTAATGCTATGTGACCAAATAATGGACATCTACGACGTTCCAGAGACAGACAATGTAATACCTATTGCTGTTTATGGATTTGCGTACGATGCACAGGATTGGTGGGGAACATCCTTAGTTAATATTATAGAGGACGGACACAGAACAGAGCAATTACTCTTGAACCTATATAAAATTAAGGTTACGAGAGAAGCTATGGGAGGAAACATCTTCATAGACGAACAAGTGTTTATGAATAACATTAATACTTTGAAAAATCAGAGTATTAAGAACAGGTGGTTCCCTGTTAAAATGCGTGACATGACTAAACCTATTAGCTCTATGGTATATGAATTACCACAGACGCAAATAAGTTCAGACTTATATAATTCTTTGTGAATGATTAAGAACAAAGCATTAGCAGAGAGCTTTACAAACGCTACAGCACAATGATTAGGATTAAGTTCTAACTCTGACCCTAACACAGCTACAGCAAGTAAAATCCAGAAGATTAATGCTAATATGATTACATCATTACAAAATCAGATTTTAAGTTATTGAACAAAGGACTTTGCAGAGCTATATAGAGACTTCATGTTATACCATTGGAGAAACTCTAAGAAGAAAGTAATCAGAAGAGTAAATAATGGGTTAAGCTGAACTTATAAGAAGGTTACTAAGAAAGACATACGTGGAGACTTCTCAATAATGATTGTTGACCCTATATTAAAGGACATAATCTACCAAGAGAAGAAGGCTGCTTATATGGAACAATATAATATGTTGGTAAGCGACCCTAAAACTCCACCATTCTTACTTAATAATATAAGGAGAGCTATTGCTTACTATAACTGATTAGACGAAAGTGAGATTGACAGTATTACAGAGATGTCTCCAGAGGATTACCAATGCAAGATGGATGTACTCTTATTAAATCAGAATGTAAGTATATACATCCCACAGAATGCGAATATTCAAATGAGATTACGGTATTATAACAGAGCTGAAGACACAGATGCAAAATTCAGAGCTATACAAGCTCTACAGTACATGGTACAACAATGATTAGGAACTGTAGAAGAGAATATGGCTGCACAGCCAAAAGTAACAGACTTCAAAGAAGCCTGAGAAAATAACAACCCACTAACTAACATAAATTATGACACTGTAAACAACTTAGACAGCTGAACAGGAATGAGTGAAGGTTCAAGAGCGAACTGGAGTTCAAAATGAGACAGCTTGAACGTAAGTTGAATGCAGTCAATTAATACAAGTAATGGTATGGGTTAATTTACATTCTAATATATTGTTATGCCAGCTAAAAGAAAAATTACTCTTAAAAAGAAGCCAAAGGTTGAAGAAGTAACAAAGGAAGAAGTAAAAGAGGAAGTAATTGAGGAAGAAACACCAGTTAGTACCGTTGTAGAAAAGCAAATAACGGCACCAAGACACGTTAAGATGAAGGACAGAGTACTTGGAGATGTTGGTGGTTCTAAAATTACAAAGCCAGTAGGTAGAATTAGATTTGAAGCTCAAGTATGACCTTACCCTATGTTCATGGTTCCTGCAGAGATTAGGAATTACTTAACTAAGAAGGGACTTACTACAGATGTATGGAAGAAAGACAAGGAATGGTTGGAGAAACACAACGTAGACCTTGAGATGGTAGAGAAGTTAAAACAGTTTTTACAAAGTAAGATGTAAAAATGCGGCAGGTTCTTAAAGACATAGACGAACTAATCAGAGAAGAACCATATAGGGAGAAAATTAGGATTGAGGACATAGACAGGATTAAGAGGAAGAGGTACAAACAAGAGGTTTATAGAAAACAAATCCATAACTACTTGAGGAAGTACCATAAGGGAATTGGAATGCTCTCTAAAGAGGACATTGCAATCATGACTGAGTGAATGGACACTATGGACAGAACATTGTTCATGGACCAAGTGAAGTATTCGTTGGAGACCACGTTTGGTAAACCAATCAAGCGAATAGTTCAGAATAATAAATCTATTTTATTTACTAAGGACAACTAAATGGCTTTAGAAGAAGAATTAATGACAGCCGACAAAGAGGCTACTAAAAAGGAAGAGGTTGAACAACAAAACTTCGACAACCTCACAGATGAACAAGTGGAAGCAGTTAAAGAACTAGCTCACAGTGCGTGATGGGAAATTCTACTAGGATGTATGAAGAAGAGAGTAGAGAAGCAGGATGAGAATATTATAGCATTGGCTAAAGACAACTGTTTCAATGCTAAGACAGAGGGTTATTCCTTCTACGAAGTACTAGGTGCATTTACTGTAGGTATGGGAGAGATGGAAAGATTAGTTAATGTTATAATTCAAGACCCTGAGGACGTAAGAAAAGCACAGGAAGTTATGAAAAATGCGGAAGCTATTGCTCGTGGGGAGAAAGTTGAATGAGTAGATTAAACTCTCAAATAATCTAGGACCGAAGTTGCAAGTCTTAAAACTAATCAATTCAGACAAGTTGAAGTCTATAAATCAATTCGTGTTGGTACAATGGCACGACTTTACATTGTATTATATTAACCATGACAGACATGGAAGAACAAATTGAGGACACTGAGCAGAAAAAATCGGGTTATGCTGCTTTGAGAGAGAAGCATAGTCAAGAAATGGCTGCTCTACAGGCAAAACTAGACGCAGAAATTGCTGCTAGAGCTGCAGACAAGAAACTTTACTTCGGTAATACTATGAAAAGTAAGGGTTACGAATGAAATTTCGATGAGTTCGCTGACAAATACAGTTCATTAGACATTAACGACCTAGTTTCATTGTATGAAGGACAGAATGGGAGACCACAACCTGTACAAGCAACTCCAGAAGCAAGTGAAGCTACAGTAGGACCTAAAAGTGTCATCGCATGAGCCAATCCAACAACTGAGGTTGGAGGTAAAAAGCTAGGAGAGATGAACACTGAAGAGTTATTGAACTTTGCTAAAACACAATCTCGGTATAAGAATTAGTTGGAAAGGCTGACTTTTAGCCTATTTAACATTTATTTATTATGCCTTTTGACAGATTTAACATTGCTACTGACAGTGCTGCAAACATTATGCAGTCTAGCAACATTGACGATGTAAACAACGTTAATGATTTCTTAACTTACTTACTTAAAAAATCATTCCTTGAGAATGGAGAACCATCTACAGTTTTCATGAGATTTGGAGTTAAAGCTTCTCATCAAGGTTACAAATCAATTACTTGGCCTAGATTAGGAGTTATGAAAACTTCATTAGCTGACGCTGCTTTGACTGAAGGAGTTACTCCAGATGGACACTTAAATGTAGTTAAAACTGTAACTGCAGTTCCTGTACAAATGGGAGACTACTCAATCATTTCAGACGTATTGGATGTTGAAACATTACTTCCAATAATCGCTGCTCAAGGAAGAGAACTTGCTAACAACGCAGGAAGATTAATCGACGAGTACATTCAAGACGTACTTAACAACAGTGACGTTTCTGTAATGTATGCAGGTGCTGCTACTGCACCAGACGAATTAACTGCTGCTGACGTTATGGACTTAGACTTAATCCTTAAAGCTTGTACATACTTGGCTTCTCAAGGACAATGAGCTGAAAGATTTAAGATTATTATGCACCCTAATGTATTCTTAGATTATGCTAAATCATCTTCTACTAATACTTGGTTGAACAAATTAATCTACGAAGACTTCAAAGGAATTAAGGATGGATTTGTAACAGCTGGAGTTAATTACGACATCTACATTTCTGCTAATGTTAAACCATTGGCTGTAGAGGGAGAAGATTTCGTTGCTTGGCCAACTTTCGCATTCAGAGATGGTGCTTATGGAGTTGGAACACTTCAAAACCTTCAAACATTCTACAAACCATTTGGTGCTGCAGGAACTGAAGACCCTCTAAATCAGAGAGCTACAGTTGGATGGAAATGTATGTACGGATGTGCTGTTCTAAACGACTTGTT